GGTGCTTCTTCGATTGTATCTAGGTCATCGTCTTCGTCGTCCCAGTAGTTGTTGCTCATAGCAACGCCACCCTTCTATTCGTAGTTAGTTCGCAGGCCACAGGTTCCATTCGGGGAAATGGTCTGGCTCCTACTGTCGGTCTAATACACTGGTGGGGCCGATGGGTCCACTCAGGATTCTATTATATTACTCTATTTGCTCTGTTGCGTGATGCTAGGCTTCGTGAACCAAATGTTCCAGAAGTACCAGAGAAGCGTGCTGCTTCCTTTTCTGCTTCCAAACGAATGCGCTCTTGTTCCTTAACATCTTGTTGGAAAGTAGACTTGATAAGACTTTCTTGAGCAGTAACTGGTTTAACAGCCTGTCCTGTGCTAATTTCAGTCAACTTCTGTAGAGGGACTGCGCCCTTTGCGACTGTACCAAAGTTTGTAAGTGATGTACCATAGTCAAAACCTCTTGCAGCAATATCTGCAGCAAGTGTATTTTCAATAGTAATACCTTGTGACTTAGCAGCAGATAGTACGCTAACTTCTCTGATTTGCTTCTGTAGGTCATCTGCACCACGCTTGCCAAGAAGAAGTGCTTTAGCGATAGATGTTCTATCTATTCCTGGAGCAACTACTTGCAGGTCTTTCTTAAGGGCATCTGGTGCATTATCAATAGTCATGAAGACATCATTTACTAGGTTAAGTACTGCAGCAACCGACTTGCCCGTCCCTAGTACTTCGCCAAGAATCTCTTGAGTTGCTAAATCTCCTAAACCAACTTCACGTAGTTTATCACCAAGTGTTGATTCTGATTTGAAGAACTCTGCAATGGTTGGTACGTCAATTGCTTCACCTTGTGCAAGGCGGTCTTGAAGAGCAAATACACCAGCAAAACGCTTAGTAAATGGTTCTAGTTCTGGCTTATTACGTGCATCCTGTAAAGCAAGATTAAGCGACTCATCAATAGTTGAACCACTTTTGTAGTAACTAGATACAACTTTAAACAAAGCATTAGCCCATGGTTGTGACATTTCTTTTGCACCAAAGAACAATGCAAGGGTATTTTTAAAAGTATCTGGGGCAAGCGTTCTTTCGCTGCCAGTTTCCATGCCAGTTGCGCCTGGGTTTACAAGTGTGTTAGTCCAGCCTGCAACATTGTCCCAAGTCCAGTTACCAGCCTCTGTAGGCTTTGCTGGCATCTTGTAAGTCTTTGATACTGGGTCATACACGAATGCTGGAGGAGTGCCAATTGGACGTGCTGGCGTAGTGGTTTTTGTCCCAATAATAGCGGTAGTCTTGTCGCTATACGTAACAGTAAATGTACCATCACCATTGTCTACGCGAGAGATTTCTGTTTTACCAGTAGGTGTTGAAAACTTTTTGCTAATAACAGCAGCGCTTGGCTGAGTTACTTTTCCAGTTGCTGCATTAAAGTAATCACCAATACTACCACCATATTCATCAACAAATGACTGTGCTAATGCTTTAGCATTATCGTATGCTGCTTGTTGTTCAGGCGTTCTTGTTGTAGTTGATGCAGTTCCAGAAACTCCAGGCTTAAGTCCTGTGCCAGAAATAAGATTGCCCTGTGCATCATATGTGTTTCCATATGCTGTTGAGCGTTCAGTTGGAATCGGTGTTCCAATAGGAAATATTTCTTTGAAGGTTCCGACGCCACCTGCTTCGGTACGAACAAATTTAATTTGTGCTCCAGCGGCCTTACCTTCTTGTGTTAACTCAGGCTTTGGTTGCGCTTTATAGGCTTCAGTAATACGAGCATTTGCCTCTTGTCTAGTTTCCCCAGGCAATCTATTATCAATATTAGCACCCACTGATTTACCACCAGCAGCAACAACTTTTGCGGTAGCAGCATCAATCTGTGCCTGTGTCATTCCAATTATTGGCATTTAGACTCCAAATCCAAAGGCTCTTGCAAGCCCTGTTGCTGCATCACGTGCGTTCTCATTTGCTTCTTGTGTAAGGTCGTATTTAGGGTCATTCTTGGCCTTCATTAACAAGTCATAGTATGATGGCTGTTGTCCCTTGCCATCTGGACCTGCGTAGTTAAGATAAGACATTACGAATGGGTTATCCATCTTGACGGCCTTTGGGTCCATCTGCCATGTCTTTGCTAACATATTGATAACAGGAGAAGCAATATCGTATGTAGTTAAAGTTGGGTCTTTATCAAAACGGTCTGCAAACTGTGGGTATTCCTTCTTTGCAATCTGCTGTAGTTCTACATTGTAGTCTTCAATAGTCTTATTGCCCATTGCAATTTCTTTTGCTGCAATACGCATATCATTTTCGGTAACACCAAGAAGTTGGAACGCATCTACTAATCCACGAACCTTAGCAAAAGCATCAAGTGCCTTAGCACCTAATTTAGTTTGGTCTTTGAAGTCAATCTTTGAGTAGATAAAGTTCTTGGCAAAATCAGTAGGCTTAAAGAATGATGGGAACTCTTGACGAGCAACAGATTCAATAATCTTCTTCTGTGCCTCTGCAGTTGCACCAGGTTTAATTTGAGTACGAGCAGATGTTACAATCTTTTCAATTTGATTATTCTGCTCTGTCTCAAAAGCCTTCATAAAGGCGTTGATGTCATCTGAACTTAACTTTCCTACAAAGTCAGCCTCTTTCATTGCCGCTTCAAGAAGAGCCTTGGCTGAGTTAAATGTTAGTTTAGTAACAGATGTTTGAGATGAAGACTGGGCTGTGCTTGATGGGCCACCCTTACTAGTATCTTGTGCTAAAAGACTAAGAAGAAATGGTGCGACACTAGCCAAAGTAGAAGCATCTTGTGCATCCTGATTAGGCGTTGCAGAAGTTGCTTTATTGGTACCACTACCGCCGTCAATGTCAACGTTATCTGGAATGCCGTCTTTATCTCTGTCTGCCATTAGTTAACCGCCTTCAAACTGTCGTTGTCAAAGTAATTCTTAATCAGAGTTTCTAAGTTAGGGTCCCACTGCTTCACATACTGACCAACCCACTGGTTATATCCATCACGGATAATAGCCTTGCGTGGGTCATAGTCAGGTAGTGATTGATAGAACGTAACGAAGATACTTCGTGCCTGCATGAATAACTTAGTATCTTTCCAGAACTGGTTATTCTGTTGCTTGCCCATAAACTTAGGGTCTTGAGTAATAAGAGTCAATGCTCGAGCATACTTGTAAGATGTATCTCCACTAGCAGATAGTTGATATTCATCATACCATGCTTGGCTTTGATTCTTAAATGTAGTCTCTACTAGTTGCTCTAATGGAGCCTTTAATTCTGGGTGAGCACGTAGTGTCTTACCATCAGTAATCTTAGCCTCTAGTGCATCACGAACCAGGTTGTACTGGTCCCATGTACGCTGCTTCATGCGCTCACGCTCAACTTCTTGAGGTGTTAACTTAAAGTCATTGATGTTCTTACTTGTACCTGGAAGTTTAAGATTAGGATTACTTAGAATAGAAAGAATGTTGGCTGACTGCTCTTCTGGGCTTCTACTGAGGTCAGCAGTTAATAGGCTTACTAATCCAATATCGCCTTTTTCAATTGCAGCAAGTTTTCCAACTAAATCATCATTATCTTCAAATACACGCTGGTATGCTTCATATGTTGCTGGAATACTTATGTTCTTTGAAGAACCAGTAAAAGTAATACGGTCAAGCATGAACTTGGGACCCATAATAGCAAGCATTTCATCACCTGCTGCATCACGTGCCTGCTGTGTCCCATAACCCATCTTATTGTACTTTTCAAGCAACTTGTAGTACAAGTTAGTTGACATACGCATAGGGTTGGTTTCTACTTTAAAAGGTACACCAGTAACAGAAGCAAAGCCTGAAATAAACTTTTCAGCCCATAGAGCCTTTACTTCTCTTTCAATCTCTGCATCTGACGGGAACTTATCTGTAACGCCCATCTCTACCAACATCTTGTGGTAGTTGTAGACTGAGCGCCATGATGCTAGGTAGTCTGCCTTACCTGGGTTACCAGTTGCAGCATTCCATAGCGAGTTAGCCCATGGTGGAGTCAACTGCTTAGTTAAAGATGTTGGCGCTCCATAAGGAAAGACAATATCAAAATAATTAGTTCCATTAACAGTCAACGCTTCTTTGATGCCTTCTTCGGTACCAGGAAAGTTCTGCATTAGTTTACCAACAGACAGTGCTGTAATAAATGATGGAGATGGTTGGTTAAGTAAGAATCCAAGGGACTTTGCATTCAATGCAAGACCTTCATCCATATATCCAAGACCCATTTCTTTGGTTCCTGGAAGGATTAGGTGCGTCATATCTGCTAGATTTTGAGTTGGGTTACCATTCTCATCCACACCAAAGTTCTGAAATACTCGTCCGTAGTTATATGCAAACTGTGTAGCGCGAACAGGGTTCTTTGCTGCAAGTCGACCATAACGGTAGAAAGCATTAACTGTTGCTGTTGGGAATGCTACAGCAAAGCGTGCATTGTGTAACAAGCGGTTTTCGCGTCGTACTGTATAAACAGTCTTTTCAAGTTCTTGAATTGCCTCACGGCCAGAAGACTGGCGAAGTGCATTCCAACGTGCAGGTGTCATTTCGATACCTTGTTGAATCATGTACTCTGCTTTGCGGGCCATTGCATCTAATGCAACGTTATCAAAGAACGCATTACGGATAGGGTTTTCAGCACTAGCCATCTTACGGAAAATTGTTGCACTAAAGTTGTTAACAGCGTTACTCAACTCAGCATATCTACCAACACCTAAGTTGGCTGAACCGTAGTTATAGTTACTTGGTACAATATCGTAGAGTTCATCTACATAAGGCGCAAGCCACTTCTGTAGTTCTTGTCCTGTTACTTCTCGTTGAAGTATGGCTGCACGTGCCTCAAATGATGGGAATGTGCGATTAACCAATGCAATTTTATCTGCAAGGTATGAATTAAACTCTTTAGGGTCAAATATATCAAATGAACGCAAGTAAGAGAGACCTGCACTGCTATTTGCCCAACGCTGTAATTCACCAATTGGTGTGTTACCTAAGATTAAATCAATAAGTGGGTCTCCGCGCATTACACGGTTAGCAATGTATTCTAACTCACCAAAGTATAGTGGGTCTGATACACGTACTACATCTAATGGAATCTTACGCTCAATAAGAGACTTACGAGTTCCCACAGATAGTTCACCTAAGAAATTAATATCGGCTGTACGTGCGTTACTAATTTCAGCACGCATTGCTGCGCTAAAGTTTTTATCTCCAGTTACAAATGAATCAATTGCCATATACTGACCATTAACCATACGATACTGTGATTCTCTAGAATAGTAACGCTTCTTAAACTTCTCTGTCTTGCCAAAAACATCTGCTTGTTGCTTAAGCGTTGCACCTAGTTCGTTAAGAATATTGTCGATATTCTGATATGCTGCGGCAACTGCGTTGTCAGCATCAACAATAACCTGCTTGTTACTAGCCATCTTATTGATGACGTTCCTGTAATTAGCAATAGCAGCCTTTGCTGCTGCAATCTCTGTCTTCTTGCTTGAAGCAGTTGATTTAGATTCTAAGAATGCAATGCGACGCTCTAGTGTTGTAACACCTGGAATTGCTTCTTTGACACCCAATGGAACTACAGCAGAGCGTAGGTCTAGTTCAATCTCATCTAGAATAGATGATGCTGACTTAAGTGCTTCGCGTGCTGCGTCTAAATGCTGTGCTTTGGTTGCAGGAGATGTATTACCAGATAGCAAGTCTTCCAGTGAAGCCTGTGCATTATCCTTAATGGCTGCTGCGCGAGCATACATTTGCTTCTTATCAAGAACTGCTTTATTGACAGCAATACGTTCTTTGCGATTTGCAGTCTTTGATATCTTGCCCATAGCAAAATTGCCTAGGTTACGCAGGGCATTGGTTCCGATGTTTGCAGCATCTTGCCATAAAAATTCCATACCTTGTGCAATAGTTGCACTTACGATAGGCTCACCGAGTGACTGCTTAACAATGTACATAGGGCGTACAAGTACGTCAAATGTCCACAGACGGTTAAGGTCGCGGAATACTTGCTGACCAATATTTGCTGTTGCACGTGCTCCAGCCTTTAAACCACTCTTTTCGGTGGTTGCGATAAACTGACCTTCAATTGCATCCCAAGGTGTGAAGCGATATGATTCAGTCATCTGACGAACAGTCTGTGGGTCTACTAGAATCTGGCTACCATCATGACCAATGCCAAAGCCATTTTGCTTTACTGATTCAATACCACGGTTTACATTACCACGGAATGAACGGATGTGTGCTGAAATCTCACGCTCATCATAGATACCAGCCTTGTATGCAAGCATACGGCCAATTGATTCATCAATACTATCAAGAACTTCTACTTCATTCTTTCCAAGGGCGTTCATATAACGTGATTCAAACTCACGACGGACATCTGCTACCTTTGCATTTACCCCTGGAGCAATTTCAATTTCATCTGCTCCATCACGGAATATCTTAAGGTTATTAAGGAAAGCATTAAGTTCTACGCGACCATCAAGTGGGCGTACACCAGAGAATGTAACAAAACCTAGAGGCTTGTACTCTGATTGGCGTGTACCAAACTTTACTAGACGTACACTTGCACGACCAAAACCTTTACCAATCTTAGTCTCAAATATATCAGCAAACTTGTCAAACTCGCGGTATGCAGCAACTGACTTAAATTCACGTACCTTTGCACCTGCACGAATTGCTGCAGACTTACCAATGATTGGTTCCATTGGATTAAATAACTTACCGCCAGGAGTTAGGCTATAGTCAGGGTCAAAGAATGCATCACGAATCTTTATAAATTGTGGCTCATTAGCAATAGCAGCATCAAATGCAGACTTTAGGCGTGGTACTGCTGCACCTTCTGGAATGTATGTCTGTCCAGTTTGCAAGAACTTGTTCTGCAACTGAGATGATGTATTTGATAAATCAAATAACTTATCTGGTGAAGTAGCAGCAAGACGCTCTAATGCAGCAATATTACCCTTATCTGCAAGAAGCAAATCTTTAACTACATCAGCATCGGTTGTTTCATGAATAAGAGGAATAAGTTTTTCGTTAGTACTATACTTAGAAACAAGGTTGGTAATAGTTCCCCAGTCCTTGCTTTCTGCTAGTACAACTGCATGGTTGCCTGATACGGTCTGAGAACCCATAGCACCATTAGTTTTAGCATACTGAATACCATTGTTCATATCCGCTGCCAATTGGTCTACAGTCTTATTCTTAGTGTAAAGACCAGCCTTACCAAATCCTACTTTACCACCAGCAACTGCAACTCGTCCTACACCACCAAGTACGGCGTTACCAACTGCAAAGTCAGTAAGACCAGTAAACCAGCGACCTACTGCGTTATCTACAAAGTTCTGCTTAAGACTTTGGTCATTCCACAAATCAATCTTATTAACATCTAGTCCACCCATAGGTAGAACCATTGCCGCTAAACCGCTAATAGGTGTCATGTCCGATAATGTAAGTGCTTGACCTACGGACACCTTAGAACTACGATTATACGCAGCCTTTACATCGTCAAACTGGAAGCCTTCTTCATATTGACCCTTCTTATAAAGGGGAGACTGAAAGTCTGTGAGAAGCGCAGCAGTTGATACTGGACGAAAAATATATGGAGAAAGAACTTCTTGATTGAGAGTAACAGCACCTTGGAGTAACTTATCTCCAACACCCTTAACTACTTTTTTGCCAACACCAAATCCAGGAACATTACTTAATCCTGTATCAATGCCACGTAGGGCATCCTTTACGGTATTGTGAAGAGTCTCTTCTTTTGCACGTTCTTCATCGCTAAGGTAGTTTCCACCACCAGTAAGTCTCTTAAGAGCCGTAGGTATTGCAGCAATAGAGGTTGTGAAATCATTCCACCAAGCCATTGCTACCTCCTAGAAATCTCGTTTAATATAATTATATTCTCGTCCGCCTTTGACGTCTTCTCCAGTAACACCCATAATGAAAGCATCGCGGTCATCTATTGACTTCCAAGGTATTAAAGCAAGTTCAAATACTATTCCTGCATTCTGATAACCAAGTGAAGTTGCAAACTTGTCTACGTTATCAAAGAAACTGCCAGGCATGAATGTTACATCTGCCATTATTGTGCCATTAAAAAGTTAACGAAACGCTTAAATGAATCTGGAGCATCTTTAGACTGTGCAGCAATTACCAAGTCTGGTAGATATTGCTTTGCAATCATAGCATTCTCATCTGGACGAGTGTTATTCTGCATATTCTTAGGCAACGCCTCTGAACCTGCACCACGGAAACCATCTACGCCTGTAGTCATTGGTTCCATTGGGTTGGTATCTGGGTCAAATAGTGTGCCAAGTTCTGGGAAATTCATACCACCGTATGGTGCCTCTGGTGCTCTATCATCTGCTGCTTTAACAGATTTAACTGCTTGATTACCTGTCACACGGTCTTGGTTGATTGCTTTATTCTGGCCATAAGCAAAGCCTGTATAGTCACCGCTTTGTCCAGCCCCACCTACGCCAGAGACATTAGCAGGATTATACTGGGGTCCTCCATTTGGTCCACCACTTACCATGATTGCCTCCTACTTAAATTGTTTAAATGTATAAATTGGTTCAGAGCACATATTATCGTATCGAATTGCAATAGCAATTGCTTTACGAATCATTGTCTCTGCTTGATTAACTGTCTTTACTTTTTCCACACCCAACGCTGCCAATGCACCGAGGGCAACATCTCCACCGCTACCCATAACGTATACATTACGAACATCGGTATCCCAAGAATAATCATCAGAAATCGAGAAAACTTGCCCTTTGATTGAGATAAGGAACCCGCCTTCGTTCTGCGCAACATCGCCGTCCTCTTTCATATCAATACCTGCATCTACAAAGTTCTTGCGCATTTGCGGTATGAACTTTTGCGTCATGTAAGTATTTAAATCTTCTTTTAATGTTGCCTTAGGTTGTATATAACCATAATGTAGCACATTACTTGCGCGAGAAGAACCACAACCAGCAATCAATACACCATTGTTTTCTACAATCTTTGGTGTCTTGCTTACTTGAAAGCGTCCATGCTCGTCACTAAGACGAGAATCACACCCTAATACCGACCATCCGTCACCCTGTATCGCTACTAGCGTAGTCATTTTATCCCCTAGTTGTTACTCGTCCCGATGCCTTGCCACTACCACTGAGGGTAGATAAAATTGTTTGGATATCTGGTGCTGGTGCCGCTGGCGCCATACCCATTCCTGCTTCTGGTGGAAGGCCTCCTGCTGGAGCCGCGCCTGGAACAGGGGACGGCTGCTCAACAGGGGAAGGTGCAGCCCCAACAGGAGGAACTGGTTGCTCTGGAGCAAACGCTTCTGCAACGGCATCTTCAAGAGTTGTACCCTTTTGACGTGCAGTAATTACTCCCGCAATCTTAGTTACAATAGATGCTGGGTCTCCACCTGATGTAGCCATTGCTGGGATAGCCTGAGCCATCGCAGTAATACCACCAAGAAGTGATGCACGCATACTTTCAATTTCAATCTTTTCAAGTTCTTGTGTGACGTTTACCGTAAATGGTAGTTCACGCATAGCCATATCCTTAGAGATAAGACCGCCACCTAGAGCCTGTAACATAAAGATAAGTCCCTGTGCTGGGTTAAGACCAGCAAGCATACCATAACGAACATCAGCAGAGAAATCTCCCTTGATGTCTCTTGATGGCTTGTATGTAATCTCGTATGGAGAACCAGAATCTACACCACGAATGGTCTTCTCTTCTGGATACATCTTCTCATCAATTTCAAAACACATGCTGATTACATCACGTAGTGATGAAGCAAAGATTGCCTGTGCTGACTTGACCTGTGTATCAAATGCACCCATGAGTGCTTGTACGCCTTGGCCAGTAACGATGCTTGCATCGATGTTACCAGAACGTCCTTCTGGATAACGAGTACCTGCACGAAGTTCTTGATTAAGAAGTTGTGATTCTGTGAATGCGCCTTGTGGAATGTTTAATTCGACACGACGAACGCCAGCAGGGTTGGCGGTACGAATAACCGCATCACCACCCAACTGGAGTTCTTGTACGTCTTGAGGTAATACAATTGGTGCTTGAACACTTTTCTCTGCTGCTTCCATTGCCAATAAGGCGAAACGGTTGCGGAGAAGTTGGATACCTAATACGTCGTCGAATTGTCCACGCAGTTCACCATCAATGGATGGCTTACGCGCCACGACAACCATCATCTTACCAAGGGGATTAGCCGCGTAAGATAAAACTAAATTCTTTTTTGTTGGCAAGTAGATAAGTGATTGGTCTTTATCGTAGTACCGAATCATTTCTACCTGTGAGTACAAGTCCTGCTTGTAGCCATTAGCGCCAAGTAGTTCTCGTTCAAACTCTGGGAACTGTGAAACAAGTTCACCAAGAGTCATTATATATCGTTTAGCAAATGCAACGCAGCGTCCATAGCGGTCAAATTCTGGGTAGGCCCCAATCGGATTTTCTATGCGGATACGCGGCATCTTTGCTTCTTCGTCCAATTCAATCATGAACGGAACGAAACCATATGTTAGATACCAGTCTGCACCTGAGTACATCTGTACTGATAGGTCAGAGTGTGAAAAGTAATTTGATGCAATACGAGTACGCTTATCAGCGAATGCTCGAGCCTTATCGCTAACAGAGTTAGCAGCAGAACAGTTAACTGCAGGAAGTGGAGCCATAACCTCTGAGAGGTCGCGTGCTACTACATCGATGAAGTTAGCAACTACGTTGGCATCTACGCCGTCTGGGAAGAAGTCAGGGTAAACCTGTGAGATTTGACCCTTACGGACAGCAAGGACATCCTGGTTGCGAGCATCGCGCTCACTGTTGCGGTAGCGTAGCGCTTCAACGCGTGCTGCTACCTGTTCCATTGATAATGCCATTGTTATCCTAACTGTATTGTTGTGACCATTGGTCAGCAAATGCGTCATCTAGATTGATTGCGAATCTGCGTTCAACCTGTGCGCGAGTTGCCCATCGGTTATTTGCATACTGTGTTGCCTGGCTTGAGCGCTGCATCATTTCTCTGATACGAATCACAGCAAACCATAAAGCCATAACTACGTCAGTTGGGTTCTTAGTGTCAGGCTTCCAGGTAATGAGTTCTTGCACTAGGGTCTTCAGACCTTCAGAGCCTTCATTACTTGGTAGTTCAATAATGTTGTTATCCTGGAAACGCCCATCACGGGTGTTACCAAAGAGCGTAGCCATAGATGCCACACCAAAAGAAGTGTCCCATTTATTCTTACCTGTAAAGTGAGAATTAAGTTGCGTACCGTAACCTGCTAGGAAGTTACGTAAATTGTCGTCCAGGGCGTAAGCCTTCTGATGTGCGTTGATTTCGATACGCAATTCTTGCGGGCGGTATTTCTCCACCCAATCTTCAATAAGATTTTGAATCTTAGCAGGAGTAGGTTCTGTCATATTGACAGCATCTAGAACGTAGATACGCCCATCTGCTCTATTGTAGGTACATACTACAGCACCTGTTGCACCTGCCATAGCAGGGTCAAGTCCAATAATGGTATAACCCTCAACATGCTGGGGATGTCCTGGAGCACCTGGCTTTAGAGGTCCTCTTTTTCGCATTCCGTTGACTGAGCCAGCCACACAGGTTGGAGAGAATATCGAGTCTTCTTGGACGTCTTCTTGTTGGTAGACCATAGCCCATACAGACGGAGCGACCTCAGAGCGACGCTTAAAGAGCGAGGGTCCGTCCCATTTCGGGTATAATCCATTTTCAAGTACATCGTCCAAATCATTTTCTTGCTGGTCTGTTTCAGGCCAGAGGGTTTGCCAATT